TCTGTGGAGCAAAGAACGGGGTCTTTCACTTTAGGCGAGATTTTAAGTAACGGAACATATACAGCAGATCAAGGTGCTACTTATCCTAAGATGGTTGATTATAAGTCCAAGGATCTTGAAAAGCACACGACTATGACAATGGACTATAAGAGGGCTGGATGGAGAACTCTTACAGAAGATGAACCTGAAATATACATCCTTGATTTCAACACTGGATATCTTACATTAAGTCCTTCTCCGGATGATACGTATCTTATAAGATTAGAAGTATCAAGATATCCAATCACAGCCATGACATCTTCATCCTCTCTCACGGCTCAAACTCCTGAAGTTAGTTCATATTATCATAATGCCATTATTGATGGTATTTGCGCTCAAGCATATCTTAAGAGTGGGGAGTTTACGTTTGACGCTCAGAAATCACAGTTTTTTAATGCATTGTTCCAGAAACATATTATGGCATTTAAAAAACAGTTGATGTATAAGCGAGAAGAGGAGATAGTAGCCTCACCAAATAGTGCATTTATATAGGAGAGACATGACACTTTCCGAAATTAAAGAATTAGTAAGAGCGCAGTTAGAGGAAGAATCAGCTGCTTTATATAGCGATGCCAATATAATTGCATGGGCTAATGACGCTGAACGGGATATCGCTGCTAAAACAAAATGCATAAGAGAATTTCTTGCATTAGCTACAGTAGCAAATACAAGAGAGATTAATTTACTCACTGGCCTAAGCACAGCAACCTCATTTTATAAAGTTCATTATGTAGAGATATATTTGAGTGGGACAGTCCCTATATCTCCTCCTATCCAATACGATATCCTTTGGTATGATGGGGAAATAGCGACTCCCACTGACATTTCATGGTATGATACCACAGATGTATTATGGGTTGATAATCTTGACGCAGTCAGCACAAAGGTAAAACCTCCGGAAACATTGATTCAGACAACTCCAGACCATATGTATCATACCCCAAACAGAGCGCAGACGTATCCTCAGTACTGGTTCCAATGGGGCAATTACATATACCTTGATCCAGTTCCTGATGATGCATACACACTGAGGGCATATGTATCACGTAGCCCTAACGATCAAATGGCAGTAGATGCAGATGAACCAGAAATTCCATTAGAATTCCAGCAAGCAATTATTCCTTATGTGGTTATGATTGGGAAATTAAAAGCACGAAAGTTTGGGGATGCTGGAGTTAAGTATGGAGAATATATAGGGTTCCTGCAAAACAATATGAGTCAGTACATAACCATGCATCCTATTACATTACCAGAAATACGACTACAAGATTCAGTGGTGATTAAATGACATCATATTCACACACTCTAACTAATTTATTAGGTACGACTCGACAAATACTCTCTGAACCAACAGAAATTTTTTGGTCTGATGATATATTGACAGCATATATTAATAGCGGAGTAAAGGTTATAGCAGAACTTAGCACTTGCTCACGTACAACCAAGACAGTATTCTCTACAGCGAATACAAGAGAGATAGTTTATATAAATCAATATAAGGCAGTCGCAATGGAATTCATGAAAGTTCCAAGAGTTGCCCTTATGAGAATAACCCCTACGCAATTAGGGCATATTCCTATTGATGGAATATTCCCTCAATATTGGTATGAGTATAATGGATATGTATGTATAGAACCAATCCCAATATATAAACATAAATTCTTAATATACTCTATTGATGTTCCAGCAAATCTTGTAAATGGAACTGACGTTCCAAATATACCATTACCATTTAGAGGAATAATTCCTTATTATGCAGCAGCAAGGGCATTAGGGCAGGATGAGAAAACAGCACCAGCTAATCAATTGATGAGTATGTTTGTGAACGAACTAAACTTTTTAGCTGCCAGTACTCTTCCGACAGTTCCTAATGGCCTTACTGATTTGAGGTTCATATAATGGCAAATACGAAACCTAACGTACAAGAATATAAAGAGCCTGTAATGAATCCACAGATACAGGCTTCAAGCAATGCTCCAGATGAAGAACTGGTAATCCCGCTTGATGGAAAGATGGTATCATCTGCACATCCAACAGAAGTAGGAAAGAACTTTGTCTCTCTGGTTAATATGAGATACGGAGATAAGCATCCAGAAGGCGTATTGGGTATGACGAAAATCAATACAGCTATTATGGACGCCACTTACTTTAAGGCCAGAAGCGCATTTCAGTTTACCAATGATGCATATAGCGAGAATCATTTATTGGTTCAGGCTTATAATACTGGTCTTACAGCTTCTCATATTCTTGATAATGAGACTGCCATACCTTCAGCTGGAGCCTTTAATGCAACTGACGTATGGACTGATTCTACTGGATCATCTTTAGGGATGTTTAGTACTGCTCCCGGTGGACATATGGCTTACTGCAATGGAGTGGACTCATGTATTTGGGGTGGATATGAAGCAAGATGTGCTGCATTTATTAAGAGTACAACATTACTTGTGGATTCAAATGAAGTACCTTCAAATCCTATTGACGTTACAGAAAAACTTACCAATAGAAAGGCTGACTCCACTAACGTAGTTACTATAGCAGGAGGGAGTGATCCTTATGTATCTTTATTATTGCCGTGTGATAGTGCTACAACAACCATAACTGATACATCTGGGTATGCTCATACAGTCACTTGTGTTGGTTCAGCGACTGGGTCAGCTGCACAGAAGAGATTTGGTATTGGATCACTGTATTGTGATGCAGTTGGTGACTATATATCTATACCAGCAGCACCGAGTCTTTCTTTTGGCAGTAGTGCATTTACATGGGATTTCTGGCTTTATCCTTCAGAGCATACTCAAAAAACAGACTTAATACGCCAATATGATGACGCAAACAACTATTTCTATTTTACCGCTGATGTAACTGATAATCCAACATATGAACGTCTTATATTAGACGTTGCTCCAGTAACAGCATGGGCTGTTGGAGCAACTGTATCAGGGGTAACAAGTGGAGTAACGTGTACAGTAGTATATAAGATATCAGACTTAATATATCTTATTTCTGGAAGAAGTGGTCCTTTTACATTGGGAGAAATTCTTTGGGATGGAGTAACGGCGGCTATGCAAGGTGCTGCAAATCCAACCGTAGAAGATGCTTCTGGAGTATATTTCCAATTTAAGTTTTATGCTAAATCGGCAGGAGGTGCTATAGCTAATTATGAAAGCACTAAGATAGCTTCATCGGAAGATGTATGGCATCATATTGAATTAGCTAGGACAGGATCAACTGTATATTTATTTCTTGATGGAGTACCAGTGACATTGACTGTCACAACGGCACTTGGTTCTGACACAGCAATGCCAACTCTTACTTCTGTATTTACTATAGGATCTTCAAATGAAGCGACTGCCAGCAAGAATTTCTTTGATGAAGTAAGGATCTCCAAAGGCATCGTAAGGCATACTGCTGATTTCTCCGGGTCATTACCAGCAACGGCATATACGACAACTACAAATTATTATTTATTTGGTTCGACAAGGCCAGTAACGGCTATTAAATTCTATGTTAGCACAGCAAACGATACTGCAAATAATTTATACGCAAGATATTATAATGGTTCTACGTGGGCAGCTATAACAATAACATCTGATACTACAAGGGTATCAAGTAAGTCTTTTAAACAAACAGGAACCGTTACATGGAATTCATCTGGACTTACTCCACAGAAAAGATATTTGGAAGGGTATTATCTTTACTGGTATGAATTTTATATAGATGGAGGGTCTGCTGTAATATCCCATGTGACACTTAATATGCCATTCCAAAATATCATTGACTTATGGGATGGAGCTTTCAATGTAATGTCTGCTGCATATAAAGTAGCATCTACCACTACTGATATAGTGCTTAATATAAATGAATACTCATATCAGAGCCTAGATGATTCCACGTATGCAGAGATTCATGGATTAGTAGCTACTACGCAATATCTTGAAATAGGGTTTACTCAAAAAGCAACAGGATTATTTATAGCAATCCCGTCCGGATATGAAAATACAACAGCCGGCACTACAATGATAGTATCATATTGGAATGGATCTTCATATGAGTCTGTTGGAACAATAGCAGATGGTACATCAAGCTCAGGAATATCATTATCAAAGTCAGGTGTAGTATCTTGGACAAATAGCAATGTAGCACTTGAGGCAATGAAGTCCGTTGAAGGTGGGTTTCCACTTTATTATTACAAAATTTCATTTGACCAGAATTTAGCTGGCGTTGGAACAAGTTGCAGGATTTATTATACAGCATCTATTCCAACAGCTAACCAGGTATCAAGTTACACATTTCCTATTCACGCAGCAGATAGATTAATGCTTGGATGCGAAAAAGCTGGTGATAGAAATGCAATGTTAATATCTGCACAAAATGCTCCGGATGTATTTAATGGGTTAGATAGTTTTAAAATAAAGTTTGGCGACAATAATGATCTTACTTGTGGATGCACAATCTTTGCACAGTACTCTGCAAACGTATATAACTTTGTAATCGTATTTAAGAAGAATGAAACATGGTCTTTGTCATGGCAGGAAAGCACATCAGGTATTCTTTGGAATAGATATAAGATTTCTCCTACAGTTGGTTGTCCTTCTCCAATGACACTGAAAGTTGCTTCAGTAGCGTTTGATAAGAATGTTAATCAGACTAAAGTTCTTGCAGTATGGAGAGGAGCGCAAGGAATATATGTAACGAATGGTCAGGCTCCATTGTGTGTATCAGATGATATAAATGACGTATTTGACCAGTCCAGTGATACTCACGTTAATTTGGCAATGATAGAAAAGGAACAGGGATTCATAGATACTGACTCAAATGAATATCATTGGCTATGGGCATCTAATTCAAATACGACTCTTGATAAAGAGTATGTACTTGATTTAACTAATTGGCAATGGTTTGAAATAGATAGAGGAACAGGCAATAGGTTACAGTGCGGTGTGAATGTTGTAGATACTTATGGTAATGAGTACGCATATGGATTTATTGATACCGGGTATATGATGAGAACTGAGAATGGTACTGATTTTGATGGAACTGATATTACATGCACTATGCACTTTGGAGATCAGGTATTAGCACCGTCTAATCTTTTCTACTTTACTGAATTAAGAAAGATAAATCTTATAGCAGTATCAAAGACAACTGATACAGATGTTACATTAACGCATTATCTTGATGGTAACTCTACTGGTAGCTCATATACATTATCAACTGCTGATGCTGTACATTCATACTGTAATTATGTTGCAGATGTATATTCAAACCCAGCAATCTTTCATGGGTTCAAATTAGAAGTAACATCTGATGAATCAACAAAAGGATTTAACCTTTATTTCTAACAGTGTATTATCAGAAAGTAAGAGAAAACAAGAGAGCGACTGCATAAAGGAGTAGTTATGGACTTAGGAGCGACAGAATACAATGCTAACCTGATGAACAATCCAAGGTTCAGAACGTACATGAGGCAATCTACTGCTACTTCAGGACAGGTTCCTCAGTCATCTGCTCTTCAGGCAATAGTTCAGGAAGAATTGGCAAATGCTCAGGCAGACGCATTTAGACGCAAAAGATTGGCCTACGAGAAATATAAGTTTGATCGCCAACAGGAATTTCAGGATAGAGCATTTAACGCTAATAACGAAGCACTGGAATCTTCAAGATATAGCAATCTTGGAAGCGGACTATTTGGATTAGGGACAACTGCCCTTGCTTTATACGGCAGAAATAAGTTTGGAGGGTAGGTTATGATATTACCGACTAAGCAATGGTCAGCGACCACTGGAAATAAATTAAGGGCAAATGATATACAATCATATTATGATGCGATTCTTACAGGACGCAGAGCAAGTGCTGATGCTGATAGGTATTTACTAAGGCAAAAAGAAATTGACGATAGGTCTCTTGCTCTGAGTGAGCGAGATTATCAGCAGAGATTAGACGCAGCCAATAGTGCAAAATCTGGTAAATTAGGTGAGAGCTTAATGAACACAGTAACTACTGGTGGTATGCTACTTGGAGAAAAAGGAAGAGGAGTAGTCTATGACAAAGTAGGAGAGTATGCTGGGAAAGCATGGAATTCAGTATTTCCTAAAGAAAGTGTATTAAGCCCTGCGACTGAGTTTACTCCAGAAGCTACCAATATGTCTTTTTCTAATTCACCAGTATCTAGCTCATTGCCTAGTAATATGACTCCAGATAATTATGCGTATACTAATCCTAACACAACTAATGTTACGCAATACGATCAAATGACAAATGGGGCT